TATTGCCTAATATACCCTAAACAAGCTAAAAACAGTAGTAGAGAGACTATAGATTGTCATGCAAGTAATCTTATGAAAAATGATAAGATACTGACAAGGATAGCTTATTTAAAGAAAACTCTAGAAGAACAGACAATAAAAGAGATAGTATACACGAGACAAGATTCGTTTAAAGTGTTTGACGAGAATATAAGAGAACTTAAAATAAGATTAAAAGAAATAGCAAACGATACTGAACTGTCGTTCAAAGATAAAATATACTTAGAAAATATGCTTCGCAAGAACATTAAGGAGCAGGAAGAACAAAAAGCTAAACTTTGGAGCTTGTACGTAGAAAAAAAACAATTAGATGTTAACATGGCTGAAGTTTGGCTTGACGAACTGGATTAAATATGGAAATAAAACTAAGCATTAGACAAGGATTAGAAAAAGCCTATAAGAATGATAAAGGAATTGCTTATGCTCCTTGGTTTGTAATTGGAACTATAAAATATAAAGATAATAAATATATTGTTTCACAGCTTTGTGATACAGAAGAAGAGGCTTTAAAGTATATTTACGGAACACTAGGAAAAGAAGAGGGATATATCGGCAAAGGCACGTTAAAGAATCATTGTAATGAGGTTAGATATGGAACTAAGTGGAAAGGTAGGAACTAGTAAATAGGTTGTATTTTATGATAAATAACCACGTTGGAAATAAAAAAGTGTTTCCATTTTATTCCGCCCGTGGTACAATAGCATTTTACCCTTGGTTTTGCTAGGTTTATAAAAAGAGGTATTTATGAGATTTAATGTTAGTTTAGGGGTAAAAAATCAATCAGGGATATATAAAATATCAAATAGTATTGATAGTAGAATTTATATTGGCAAAGCAGTAAACTTTCAGAAAAGATTTTACCAGCATTATTACTGTTTAAAAAGAAACAAAGGCAACAGAAAGTTTTACGAGTTTTTAAGGAATTATCCTATAGAATGCCTTAGCTTTGAGATTGTGGAGATATGTAGCAAAGCTATCTTGAAAGAAAGAGAGGAGTTTTATATTAAGTTTTATGATTGTGTTAAGAATGGATTTAATATATTACATAACGATGAGGAATTTGTAATATTGTATCCTCATGCATGCGAGCCGTATAAAAAAAGAGAAAAAGTTGTATTTGACTTGAAAGAGAGAAAGAAGGTCAAGAAGAAAAGAAGAAAGACAAAGGGAGAAAGATACATCAGTTCCCATAAGGCTTACTTTGCTAGGGTTGGAATTGAATGTCCTTTTTTGATACTCGACCCTTGATTTTATTACATCGGGGTTTTGAGGGTTTTATATATTAATAATAGGTATTTAGGTAAATTATGAGTAAATATACAGAGTTAAAAGCTGACTTATACACATTAAAAGAGAAAGTTGCACACTTTGAAGATAGAGAATCTTTAAATACTGAACAAATAAGGATACTTATATTAAATTATCCAGTATAGATGCCTTTGATGGAAAATTGCATACTCTTCTAACAGAAAAAGCCAAGCTTCATAAAGGAAAACATTTTATAGTTTTAGAACAGAGGACAAGCGTATCATAAATAAAGTTATAAACTATGGTCTATTGTATAACTATTGTATAGTAGTTGTCTAATCAATCTAATCAATCTAATCAATCTAATCAATCTAATCAATCAATCTAATCAATCAATCTAATCAATACTTCATAATAAAAATTCATTTTAAACCTTTTCTATTGACAAATTAATTAAGTATACTATCATATTAAAACATGTTAATCCGTTAATCCTCGTTCATCCTAGAAGGTAGTTTTTAATGAAACAAGAAGAAAAAAAGAAAAGACAGCGATTAAAGGATGATTTTAGATATTTTGCAAAAAATGCTCTATTAATCAGAACTAAGGACGGACAGCTTCTTAAGTTTGAGATGAATCAAGCTCAAAGATACATTCACATGAGAATAGAGAAGCAGAGAAGAGAAAAAGGAAGAGTAAGAGCTATTATTTTGAAGGGTCGTCAACAAGGATGCTCAACTTATGTGACAGGTCGTTACTATTGGAAAATCATTCATAGAAAAGGGATTAAATGCTTTATCGTTACTCATAGAGACGATGCAACTTCAAACATTTATAAGCTTGTTAAAAGGTATCATGATAATTGCCCTGCCCCTATTAAACCTAGTACAGGTACTGCAAATGCAAAAGAATTATCTTTTGATATTTTAAATAGCGGTTATGGAGTCGGAACGGCTGGAAGTGGCAATATTGGGCGTTCTGATACTGTTCAATATCTTCATATGTCCGAAGTGGCATATATGCAGAATACACAAGAGTTACAAACAGGGTTAATGCAAACTGTATCTGATATGGACGAGACAGAAATTATCCTTGAAAGCACCGCAAATGGACTTGGGAATATGTTTCATAAATACTGTATAGATGCAATCGCTGAAAAAAATGAATATGAGTTAATATTTGTCCCTTGGTTTTGGCAAGATGAGTATAGATTACGATTACCAGAAAACTTTAAACTAGATGAAGACGAAGAAGAATACAAAAAAACATACGACCTTGATAATGAACAAATGGCTTGGCGTAGAAATAAGATTAGCTTCTTTTCTGATGGATTAAAACAGTTTAGGCAAGAATATCCTGCAACAATTTATGAAGCTTTTCAAAACTCAAGTACAAGAACAGTTATTCCAAGTGAATTAATCAATAAATCATTAAGCTTTGAATCACAAAACTATATGAGGTTCTGTGCTATTATTGGTGTTGATGTTGCAAGAGAGGGTAGAGATAGCTCAATTATAGCGGTTAGACAAGGTGACAGGATAATGGCAGTGTTAAAGTTTAAAAGCCAAGATGGTCATCAACTGGCACAAGAAATAATAAAAGTAGCAGATAAGTTTAAAACTAAGTACATATTCATTGATGCAATAGGTGTTGGTTCTTCTCCAATCGACTTCCTGAAATATTATAAGTATCCTTGTAGACCTGTATATAGTGGGGCAGCAGCAGAGAATAAACTACTTTATGCTAACAAAAGAGCTGAAATGTGGTTTAGAATAAAAGAAGCAATGGAGAATGGATTGCAAATTGATAACGATGAAGAGTTAGTTCTTCAACTACAAGTACAAACTTACGACTACAGACTAAGCAATCAGATATTGCTAAAAAGTAAAGATGATATGAAGAAGGAAGGAGTAGGTTCACCTGATAAAGGTGATGCTATTGCCTTGACTTATTCATATTTATTTAATACGCTTGATGTTCAAGGCGACAATATTAAAGTTATAAACAATACTAGTAACAAAGTTTTAGGAGATTAATATGTCATCATTAAAACCATCGGAATGGTTAGAAGATTTAACACCAGTTGCAAGGTATGGGTATTATAAACCAAAGAAAAAAGCAGAAGCTAAGTCAGACCAAGCCGTAGCTAATTCAGCAGCTTCAGCAAAAAGTGCTGCAACCGCAGCGGATGAAAGAAGAAGACAAAGACTATTATTGCTTAATCCTTCCGCTAACACTCAACAAAATCAAGCAACAGGAAGAAGTCAACTTTTAGGGGTCTAAATATGGAAGCTAAAGAGATAGTGCAATATTATAATTATTTGAAGAAAGAAAGAAGTAATTGGGATATTTCATTTCAACAAGTGGCTGAATTAGTTTGGCAAACGCAAGCTGATTTTACAGAAACTACTTTGACAAAAGGTGAGTTTATCTGGAACAAACTATTTGACACAACAGCCTACGACTCATTGTTAACTAGGGCCTCATCGTTTCTAGGCATGGTATGGGCTAGTGGAAAGTTTGTTTACACACCAGTTCACAAAGATATTAAGAACGACAAAGACTCTATTGAGTTTTTTAATAGAGCTACAAAAATGGTGCAATATGATTTAGCAAATCCTAAGTCTAAACTAAATACTTCTCTATTTGAAGTAGAGCTTTATTTAGGTTCTTTTGGTACTGGATGCTTAATACTATCGGAAAATGGAGGACGTGTTAGATTTGCTTCTTTGGACTTAAAAGAAATATATATTGATGAGGATGAATTTGGTGAGGCAAATGTTCTTATTAGGAAATATGAATTAACAATTGAACAGGCTATTGAAAAGTATGTCTTAACTAATTTAAGTAATGATGTTCAGGCTTGTGCTAGAAAGGGCGGTGATGAGCTAAAGAAAAAGATAATTTTTCTTCACTCAATACGACCAAGAAAGAAAAAGAAAGCAAACGCTGGGGTTTTATCTATGCCTTGGGAAAGTATGCACGTTGAATATGCTACAAACCATTTAGTAAAGGAAAGTGGATTTTTACACAAACCTTTCTTT